TGAAAAGAGAGTATTATGATATGATGCTCAAATACTTGGAAGAGATACTCAAACAGATTACTAATAGAACATATCAAGTCAAGAATGCAATAGAGTGGCGACGTTTTACTTCTGGTTATGGCTGATTTGGTTATACGTAAGAAGAACGAAGTATTCTTACGAGTTGAATGTGACCCACATATAAAGCACGAGTTACAAGATCAGTTCACTTTTGATGTGCCCGGTGCTAAATTCATGCCTCAATACCGTAATAAGTATTGGGATGGTAAAATTCGTCTATTCAATATGGATAGAGGAGAAATTTATTGTGGATTGATTGATAAGTTACAAGTTTTTTGTGAGAGATATGCATATACCTTTGAATTTGAAGAGAATAAACACTATGGATTACCTTACGAAGAGAATGATTCTTTCTCAGAAGAGGGTGTTAGAGACTATCTAACCAATATATCTAAGTATAAACCTAGAGATTATCAAGTAGAGGGTGTTACAGACGCTCTTAGACGTAATAGACGCTTGCTTATATCACCGACTGCATCTGGTAAATCACTCATGATTTATTCTATCTGTAGATATCATGCAGAAAATGGTAGAAAGATACTGTTGATTGTGCCTACAACATCACTTGTAGAGCAGATGTATAAAGATTTTGAAGATTATGGATGGGATGCAGAGAAGTATTGTTATAAAATCTATGGTGGTGCACCACGAAACACTGACCAGTCAGTCATTATATCCACATGGCAAAGTATATACAAACTGGATCGTAAGTGGTTTGGTAACTTTGAAGTAGTAATAGGTGACGAGGCACATCAATTCAAATCCAAATCACTGGTAAGTATCATGACCAAAATGGCAGATACAAAATATCGATATGGATTTACAGGCACACTTGACGGTACACAAACTCATAAGTGGGTTTTAGAGGGTTTGTTTGGACCATCATACAAGATCATCAGCACTAAAAAATTACAGGATGCAGGGTATCTTGCCAAGTTGAACATCAAAGTTTTGTTGATGAAGCATGAACCACAGAAATTTGATTTATATGAAGACGAGGTTCAGTATATCATCAGTCATGAGAAGAGAAACAAGTTCATCAAGAACCTTGCACACGACTTGAAAGGCAACACTTTGATACTTTATAGTAGGGTTGCTACCCATGGTCAGATCCTTTTCGACCTCATAAATACTGGTAACCGAAAGGTATTCTTTGTTCATGGAGGTGTGGATGCTGAAGAACGAGAAGAGGTAAGAAGCATTACTGAGACTGAAAAAGATGCTATAATAGTAGCATCATTCGGCACATTCTCAACAGGCATCAACATCAAAAATTTGCACAACATTATCTTTGCTTCTCCTAGCAAGTCTAGGATTAGAACACTTCAGTCTATAGGTAGAGTTCTAAGAAAAGGCAATAACAAGATAAGTGCAACTTTATATGACATAGCAGATGATACAAAGAAGGGGTCGAGAAACAATTACACACTAAATCATTTGATCGAAAGAATCAAATACTACAACGAAGAAAAATTCAACTATGAAATTCTCCAAATCAAAATCGGATGAACCTTATGATGAGTTTTATGCTTCATTAAAACTTGTCTCAGGAGAAGAAATACTAGCATTAGTCGTTGTAGATAATGTAGGTAAACCAGAAAATATTGTAATATCAAATCCTGTGGTATGTAAAGAGATTCGTTCCTCCGGAACGAATATACCCATGGGGTATAAGTTTGAACCATGGATGAAGTTGACTGACGACGATACCTACGTCCTCCCTCTAGAGAAAGTAATTACTCTATCCCAAATTACAAGCACAGAGATAGTGGATACCTATAAAGATGTAGTGGAATATGGTTTTAAAGAATCTAATCCTGATCTAAGTAGAGATATGGGATATATCAACAGTGTATCTAAAGCAAGAGATATTCTAGAGAAACTTTATAAGTCTAAGAGTTAATTAACTATACCCATCCCTTGAACCCTTACAGAGTTATTGTACATAGAATAGACAGAGTTGTCAAGTTGTGCTATAATTTGAACATAATCTATACATAAGATGGTTAGAAAACGTTCAGAACACTACGTCAATAACAAAGAGTTCCTTGCTGCCATAGTGGACTACAAGTATCTCATCAAGTTAGCAGAGGATAAAGGTGAACCCAGACCAGTTATCCCCAGATACATCGGTGAATGCTTTATGAAAATTGCAAGGCATTTGTCGTATAAACCGAACTTCGTAAACTACATGTTCAAGGAGGATATGATCTCTGATGGAATCGAAAATTGCGTTCAGTACATTAATAATTTTAATCCTGAGAAATCCTCGAATCCTTTTGCTTACTTTACGCAGATCATACATTATGCGTTTCTCAGAAGAATACAAAAAGAAAAGAAACAACTAGAAATTAAAACTAAGATAATTGAGAAGTCTGGATATTCTGAAGTCTTTACTGCAGATGGTATTATGGCAGGATCAGAAAGTGATTATAATACTATTAAAGATAATATCAACTATCGATATAATACATGAGGATAGCTATAATAACAGACCAACACTTCGGAGCACGGAAGGGGTCGAAACATTTTCATGATTATTTTAAACAATTCTATGATGAGATATTTTTTCCTACCTTAGAAAAGGAAGGTATTACTACCATAGTTGATATGGGTGATACTTTTGATAATAGAAGAGGTATAGATTTCTGGGCTTTAGATTGGGCAAAGAAACATTATTTTGATCGTCTTAGAGATATGGGCATTACTGTTCATACTATTGTTGGAAATCATACTGCATATTATAAGAATACAAATGAAGTTAATGCTTTATCTTTATTATTAGGAGAGTATAGTAATATTATTTGTTATGATAAAGCTACTGAGATTAAACTTGATAAATTAAATACATTATTGATACCTTGGATTAATCAAGAGAATGAAGATGAAACATATGGTGTAATACAGAATAGTAAGTGTAAGGTTGCAATGGGACATTTAGAACTTAATGGATTTAATGCCAATAAGTTTGTTGTTATGGATCATGGTGCTGAAAGAGATGTATATGATAAGTTTGATCATGTATTCTCTGGTCATTATCATACTAGAAGTCATCAAGATAATATAAGATATCTTGGCAATCCTTATGAAATATATTGGAGTGATGTAGATGATACTCGTGGGTTTAATTTATTCGATACAGATACATGTGAATTAACTCAAATAGATAATCCATTTAAAATGTTTCATTATGTTCATTATGAAGATACACCACATCAACTTATTGATGTTACAAAATATAAGGATAAGATTGTAAAAATAATTATTAGAAAGAAAACAGATTCAAAGGCGTTTGAGAAGTTTCTTGATAAGTTTTATAGAGTAAACGTACACGAATTAAAGATTGTAGAGAATTTTATTTTTAATGGATATTATGATACTGAAGAATATGAGTCTGAGGAGAATGAAGACACCATTAGTATATTAAATAGATATATAGATGACTCTGAAGTATCTCTTGATAAAGGTATTATAAAGGAGTTAATCAAAGATGTCTATATGGAGGCCTGCGAGGTTGAGTAATGTACATTCTTTCCGTAAAAGGTAGGGAAGATAATGGTGCTTATGCCGTTGAAAACGAAGAAGGACAAAAGGTTCTGTTTTTGTTTGAAGAGGAGGATGATGCCCTTCGATATGCGATGATGATGTCTATGTCTGAGGAAGAGTATCCTCAATTGCATGTTATACATGTAGAGGATGAGGTTGCCATAGACGCTTGTGAAGCGTATGATTACCCATATGTAGTAATTTCAGGTAATGATTTATTGATTCCCAAAAATTATGATAAGATTTAAAAAAATTAGGTGGAAGAATCTCCTGAGTACAGGAAACCAATGGACTGAAATTGATTTTGAACAAAGTAATACTACATTAATAATAGGTGGTAATGGAGCTGGAAAGTCAACGGTTCTTGATGCTTTAACTTTTTCATTATTCAATAAACCATTTCGTAAAATTACTAAAGGTCAATTAGTCAATACTGTTAATGAGAAGGGTTGTCTTGTTGAGATAGAATTTGATGTAGGCACGAGAGTGTATAAAATTGTAAGAGGTATTAAACCCAATACATTTGAGATATGGGTAGATGGTGTAATGCTGAATCAAAATGCAGCTGCAGCAGATCAACAAAAATATCTTGAGAATAATATTCTTAAATTAAATTATAAATCTTTTACACAGATTGTTGTTTTAGGGTCTAGTTCTTTTGTTCCTTTTATGCAGTTGAGTAATACTCATCGTAGAGAAGTGATTGAAGATTTACTTGACATTAAAATTTTCTCGGCTATGAATGGTGTAGTTAAAGATAAGATTCGTAAGTCTAGAGAGTCTATAAAAGTATTGGAATTGAAGAAGGAAAGTCTCTCTGATAAAGTAGAGATGCAAAAGTCCTTTATGGGAAAATTGGAGAGTAAGGGTAGAGATGATATACAATCCAATAGAGATAAAATTAAAACTTTAGGTATTGAGATTACTGCTCATATTGAACATAATGAGTTAAAGGAAGCTAGTGCTGCAGAATTGATGGAGGAACAATCTACAGTTATTGGGTCTGGTGAAAAGTTAGTGAAACTTAATAATCTTAAAGGTAAAATCAGTCAAAAAGTATCCACTATTACTAAAGAACATAAGTTTTTCACAGATAACACGGTTTGTCCTACATGTACTCAGTCAATAGAAGAAGAGTTTCGTGTAAATAGAATTGCTGACGTTCAAAATAAGTCAAAGGATCTCAGAGAAGGCTTGAAAGAGCTGGAGGAGACTATAAAGTTGGAAGAAGATCGAGAACGTCAGTTCACACAATTATCTAAGGAGATTACTAAACTCACACATGGCATTTCTCAAAACAATACAAGGATTTCTGGCCTCCAACGACAGATCGGAGATTTGGAATCAGAAATTCAGAGACTTACCGATCAACTTGCGAATAGAAATACTGAACATGAGAAGTTAGCCAAGTTAAGTGAACAGTTAAATACTACCTTTGAATCATTAGGCGAAGAGAAAGATGATATTCAATATAAGGATTATGTTTATAATCTTTTAAGGGATGGTGGTGTTAAAAGAAAGATCATCAAGAAGTATCTACCTTTAATTAATAAACAGGTTAATAGATATCTTCAGATGATGGATTTCTATATCAATTTTACTCTTGATGAAGAGTTTAATGAAAAAGTACAGTCTCCTATTCATGAGGATTTTTGTTATGCTTCATTCTCTGAAGGAGAGAAGATGAGGATTGACCTTGCACTTCTTTTCACATGGAGAGAAGTTGCTGCATATAAGAATTCTACCAATACAAATCTTTTAATTATGGATGAAGTATTTGATAGCTCTCTTGATGGATCTGGAACTGATGAGTTCCTTAAAATCATAAGGTTTGTTGTTAAGAATGCTAATATTTTTGTTATCTCTCATAAGGAATCTCTTCTTGAGAAATTTGAAAGTGTAATACAGTTTGAAAAAATTAAAGGATTTAGTAGGATGGTATCATGAGAACCGAAACACAAGAATCATTAGATAAATTATTTACTGCTAAATGGAATCTTCCTCAAGCAGCAAAGAATTGTGGTATGAGTTATGATGAGATGAGAATAATGTTTAATAGTTATTGTTTAACACATCCTCCTACTTGGGAATCATGAAAGTATTAGTTACTGGTCACGAAGGCTTTATTGGAAGTCATGTTTATTCTCATTTGAAAGGCCTTGGATTTGATGTTACTGGTATTGATTTTCCAATCGATATAGGTAATTTTTCAGAGTATTGTGATTTGTATAATCCAAAGTTTGATGTGGTTATTCATCTTGCTGCATTTGCTGCACTTAGAGATAGTATTCAGAACCCTGATAAGTTTTGGGAAAACAATGTAGTTAAGTCCCAACCTATCTTTGATTATTGTAGAGAAAATAATATAAGACTTTTATATGCCAGTTCTGCTGGAGTATATGGTTGGTGGATGAATCCTTATGCGATTACTAAAAAGGTAAATGAAATACAAGCCCCACCTAATAGTGTGGCTATGAGGTTTTTTAACGTCTGGGCAGAGAATGATAGTAGATCTGATATGTTGTATAGAATGCTTCAGGAGAACACTGCCACGTACCTTACAAGACACATGAGAGACTGGATACATGTAAATGATGTTGTAAGTGCTATTTGTTGTCTTATACCCAGTACTCATACTGGATCTATAGATATTGGTACAGGTCAAACCACATCTGTTTTAGAGTTGGGTAGAGCTATGGGAAGAGGTAGTTTGCCTATTAAGGAAGATACGCCTGGGGAGCCAGACAGTTTGTGTGCTGACACAAGAGAACTTTACAAATTGGGGTGGTGTCCTACAATAAATATTATGGATGTTGTAAAGAACAATGCAAGTTCCAAATTGGCGCCACCATAGTAAGAAGGAGGCCAAAAGAAAGTTAAAACCACAGGCATTACGGTCTGCAAGAGAAAGACGCAGACAGTTATTAAAGTGTCTACGAACCTCCCACAAAGGGAGGTTTTCTAGTATTATGGCCATATAACGAAACAAGTCAATGACCGTCAAACTTGAGATTAAAGATCAACTTGCAAAACTCTTGGCTACAGAGGATTTGATTGTAGAACATAAAAATGTATCTACAGCATCCTTTGATGTTGACAAACGTGTTCTAGTCCTTCCTACATGGGATAGGGCGTCTAATAATGTTTATGATCTATTGGTAGGACATGAGGTTGGTCATGCATTATATACACCGAATGAAGATCTAAGTAAATTTAAAGCACCTCAAACATATATCAATGTAACTGAGGATGCACGTATAGAGAAGTTAATTAAACGTAAGTTTCCTGGCCTAGCTAAGTCTTTCTATCGTGGTTATTGGGAACTCAATGAGAAAGATTTCTTTGGTATTGAAGATGAAGGTATTGAGAATTTGGCATTCATTGATAGAATAAATTTATATTTTAAAGGAAATATTGATATACAATTTACTGATGAGGAAAAGGTATTTGTACAGAAAGTTGGTAAGACTGAAACTTTTGATGAAGCATGTAATATAGCTGAAGAGATCTATTCATATAGTAAAACTACATCTCAAAAAAATGTATCTATATCACAAGAAGAATCAGATGATGCAGATTCTGAATTACCTGATTATATAGATTCTGATTTAAATAATAGTGATAGTGATGATACTGAAGATGGTGAGGATAATAAAGGTGAAGGTGATAATGGAACTGATGATGGTCGCCCTGATTTAGGTGAAGATACTACTGAGTATGAATCTGGTGGTAATAAGTTTGAGATGCCAGAAGAAGGTATAACTGATAAGAATCTTCAAGATAGATTGGAAGAACTTATTAGTGATAATGTTTCTGAGACTGTGTATTTGGAAATACCTGATGTTAATTTAGATAGTGTTATTGTTTCTACTGAAACTATTTGGGGATATTTTGATAAAAAAATTGATGATAGAATAGAATCTTGTAAGGCAGCTAATTTTGAATTTAATGGTATGGATAAATCAAATGATGAATATAGAATTTTTAAAAAATCAGCACAGAAAGAAGTTAATTATCTTGTTAAAGAATTTGAATGTAAGAAAGCTGCTAGTTCTTATGCTCGTACTGCTACTTCTAGGACTGGAGTATTGGATACAAAAAATCTTCATACTTATAGATTTAATGAAGATATCTTTAAGAAGATTTCAGTAATACCTGAAGGTAAAAATCATGGATTGATTTTTATTCTTGATTGGTCTGGATCGATGCATAATGTTATAGAGGATACTGTAAAACAATTATTCAATTTAGTTTGGTTTTGTAGGAAAGTTAATATACCTTTTGAAGTATATGCTTTTACTAATGAATGGTATAGAAATTGTGATGATAATTCAATACCACAAATACCTTATGGGGAATCATTACATCAAGAAAGTATTGCAAATCAAATATCTGTTGATAGTGCATTTAATTTATTGAATATTTTATCTAGTAAAACTCGTGCTAAAGATTTTGATGATCATTGTAGAAAATTATTTCATCTTACATCAAGTCCTATGACATTCCCTAGATTATGTCTTTCTGGTACTCCATTAAATGAATCAATAATAACATTACATAATCTTATTCCTAAATTTAAAAAAGAACATGGTGTTGAAAAATTAAATACCATTATTCTCACTGATGGGGAATCTCAATCAGTATCATATTTTACAGAGTATACTTCTCACAGTGGTGAGGTTCATATGGGCAGATCTGGTTTTGGTTATAGATGTGTTTTAAGAGATCGTAAACTTGGTAGAACATATAGACCTATTGATGGTTGGTCTGGTGTTACTAAATCTTTATTGACTAATATATCTGAAAAATTTCCTAGTGTTAATTTTATAGGAATTAGATTGATGGAAGGTAGTAGTGCTC